CCGGCGAAATGTGGCGCGCTGACAAGGAGGGCGCCCGTGGCTGGTCGCTGCTGCGGCGCCTGGCGCTGCGCTCCGGGGCCTGCATGATCTGCGGGGTCTCGGCCATCATGCTGCTGTACGCCGCCGGCGTGTCGATCTGGGCTGCAGGGGCGTTTGGCTGCCTGACGGCGATGGCCGGGGCGGACGTGGCCATCGGGCTTTATGAACGCTGGGCCGCCAGGCGGATTGGCGTTTGCGAAGTGCCACCGCGCGATACGCCTCAGGATCATTGAGACCCCAACCTGAAGGAGCGTCATCCACAGTGCAAACCGCACTGACCCGCAAGGACGCGGGTTTCCCACGGCCAGTACCGTTCACTCAAACCCGCCGCGACGGGTTTTTTTATTGCCCGGTGAAGATTTATGAAGATCACAGCCCTGATCACGCAGTTGCGTGAGCAATGCCCGACTCTGGCCAATCGCATCGCGGCCGGCATCGACCTCGCCACGTTACAAGCCAACACCCCGCTGCAAACACCCTGCGCTTATGTGGTGCCCCTCGCCGATGTGGCGAGCAAAAGCCTGGCGCAAAACCTGATGCTGCAACCGATCCGCGACCGCTTCGAAGTGACGCTGGTGCTCGATACCACGGACGCCGCAGCAGCGCTGGATCAATTACACGATTTGCGGGCCGAGCTGTGGCGCGCACTGGTGGGTTTCAAGCCCGGCAGCGACTACGAGGCCATCGAGTACGACGGCGGCGAACTGGTTTCCATCAACAGCAGCCGTGTGCTGTATCGCCTGCGCTTTTTTGCCGAATTCCAGCTCGGTCGCAATTTGCCGGGTCAGCCGGCGGAGAGTTGGCACGAGCGCGAACTGGACGGCTTGTCGTCCTTTACCGGGGTCACCGTGCGGGTCGATGCGATCGATCCGGCGGATCCCAATCTGCAACGCCCAGGCCCCGACGGGCGCCTGGAACTGACTTTCTCTGGAGACGTAACCCCATGAGCAAACGCATCACCGTGCTGCCGGCCCCTGGCCGTGTCGTGCCGGACCCGGAAGCGGGCGATCTGTTGCCCCTCGAGGGCCGTGAAGTGCCGGACAACGCCTGGTGGCGTCGACGTCTGGCCGATGGCGATATCACTACCAAAGCCGTGAAAGCGGCGAAACCACAGGGAGCCAAATAATGGCGATCGGATTCAGCAACATCCCCGCGGACATTCGTGTTCCGCTGTTCTACGCCGAAATGGACAACTCGGCCGCCAATAGCGCGTCGTCGGCCATGCGCCGCCTGATCGTTGCTCAGGTCAACGACAACATCGCGCCGGCCGACGTCGGCAAACTGGTGTTGGTGTCCAGCGTGGCGCTGGCAAAAAGCATTGGCGGCCAGGGCTCGATGCTCGCCTCGATGTACGAAACCTGGCGCAAGACCGACCCCATCGGCGAGATCTGGTGCCTGCCGCTGCACAACACTGAAGGCAGCGTTGCCAAAGGTGTGCTGACCCTGACCGGTGCGGCGACTCAGAGCGGTGTGCTCAACCTCTACGTCGGCGGCGTTCGTGTTCAGGCGGCCATCGTCAACGGTGCCACTGCGGCGCAAGCGGCCACAGCCCTGGCGCTGAAAATCAATGCCTCTGCCGATCTGCCGGTCAGCGCGGCAGCGGTCGACGGTGTGGTCACCCTGAGCGCCAAATGGACGGGCGACAGCGGCAACGACATCAGCCTGCAATTCAATCGCCTGGGCAAGAGCAATGGCGAAGAAACCCCGGCTGGCCTGACCTTGGCAATCACTGCCATGACCGGCGGCGCCGGTGTGCCCGATCAAGTGGCCGCCGTGGCGGCGCTGGGCGATGAACCGTTCGAGTTCATCTGCATGCCGTGGTCGGATCTGTCGACCCTCAATACCTGGCAAGCCGTCATGGATGACAGCACCGGTCGTTGGTCCTGGGCCAAGCAATTGTTTGGTCACGTCTACAGCGCCAAGCGCGGCACCATCGGTACCCTGGTGGCAGCCGGTCAGGCGCGTAACGATCAGCACATGACCATTCAGGCGCTGGAACCGGGCGTACCGCAACCGTTCTGGGTGCAGGCCGCTGCACTGGCTGCGCGCACCTCGGTGTTTATCTCCGCCGACGCCAGCCGTCCGACCCAAAGCGGCAGCCTGCCCGGTCTCGACCCGGCACCGGCGAGTGAGCGTTTCACCCTGACCGAGCGTCAGTCGTTGCTCAACTACGGCATCGCTACCGCGTACTACGAAGGCGGCTACGTGCGCATTCAGCGTTCGATCACCACCTATCAGAAGAACGCCTATGGCCAGGCAGACAATTCCTACCTGGACAGCGAAACCATGCACCAGTCGGCGTTCATCGTGCGTCGTCTGCAAAGCGTGATCACCAGCAAATACGGTCGCCACAAACTGGCCTCCGACGGCACCCGTTTCGGCGCCGGCCAGCCGATCGTGACCCCGAGCACTATTCGCGGTGAGCTGATCGCCCAGTACGCCAGGCTCGAACTGGAAGGCCATGTGGAAAACGCCGAGCTGTTCGCCGAGCACTTGATCGTCGAGCGCGACGTGCAGGACCCAAGCCGGGTCAACGTGCTGTTCCCACCGGATTACATCAACGGCCTGCGCGTGTTCGCGCTGCTCAACCAGTTCCGTCTGCAGTACGACGACGCAGCTTGATTGCTGCGCTTTGACTGTAGGAACTGTGTGAATTCGGCCCACCGCGTGTGGGCTTTTTATTTGAAGGGAGAAACACCATGGGTCAACTGATTGCGGGCACCTGCTACGTCAAAGTGGACGGCGCTCAACTGACCATCAACGGCGGCTGCGAAGCGCCCTTGATGGCCGTTAAACGGGAAACCGTCGTACCGGGCTTCTACAAGGAAACCGATATCGCGCCATCGTTCAAAGTGACGGCGCTGCACACCGCAGACTTTCCGCTCAAGCAACTGATCGCAGGCACTGACATGACCGTCACCTGCGAATTCAGCAACGGCAAAGTCTACGTCCTGGCCGGCGCTTACCTGGTGGAAGAACCGGTATCCAAAGGCGATGACGCCACCATCGAACTCAAATTCGAAGGCATCAAGGGGACCTGGCAATGAGCAACGCCGTGAAGCTTCAAGTGGCGATCGAAGCCCACGGCGAGCCCTTGACCGAACTCAACCTGCGCCGTCCGACGGTGCAGGAAGTGCGGGCGATCAAGGCGCTGCCGTACAAGATCGACAAGAGCGAAGAGGTCAGCCTCGACATGGACGTCGCGGCCAAATACATCGCCGTGTGCGCCGGCATCCCGCCGTCGTCGGTCAACCAGCTGGATCTGGCTGACCTCAACGCGCTGAGTTGGGCTGTCGCGAGTTTTTTCATGAGTGCGGCGTCGGCGCCATCACCGACCTGATCGCAGTCGCCTATGACCTGGCCTGGTTCTGGAAGGTTGACCCCGAACAGATGATGGCCAGGCCACTGGATGTGCTCCGCGAATCGCTGGAGCACGCGCAACGGATCAATGCGATGCAGCAGGTGCAGTGATGGCAGACACAGAAACGAAAGAGAAAACGTCGGTGCTGCTCACGGGCATCGACGAACTGTCACCCAAACTCGGCGCCCTTCGGGCAAAAGTCGAAGGCTTCAGGAAAAACCTGGAGCAAATCGGCCTCGGCAAACTGGATATTAGCGGTCTGTTCAAGGGCGGCAGCGTGATCACGCCGTTCGTGGAGGGCATCCAATCGGCGGCGGCATTCCAGGGCAAGCTGGCCGAGGTCAGCGAGACGGCGAAAACCGTCGACATGCCCGCCGCACCGAAAGCCGCCGCGCAGAATCTCAATGTGTTCAGTGCTTCCATGGAAAAGGTTTCGGCCGCCGTGGATGCCGCGCTGCTGCCGGCGGTCGGCACGCTGGTGGTTGCGCTTGAGCCGATGCTGACCCAGGTCGGCAGCCTGCTCAACGACAACCCGAAACTGGTCGAAGGATTGGCGGCGGGAGCGATTGCGTTCTCGGCCATGCAAACCGCCGTGACCGGCGCGACCCAGGTATTCGACCTGATGAGCATGGTGCTCAAGACCAATCCGATCATGCTGATCGCCATGGGCATTGCCGTAGCGGCAGGTTTGATCGTGGCCAACTGGACGCCGATTTCCGCTTTCTTCACAGGGTTATGGGAGGCGGTGAAAAACGCGGCGGCCAATGCCATGGCGTTGTTGCGATCGGTGCTCGACTGGCGACCGCTGGATGCGCTAGCGGGGTTGTGGCAACCGGTCAGTGGATTTTTCTCGGCGATCTGGGACAAGGTCAAAGCGGTCACCGCGCCGGTGATCGACTTCTTCAAGGCGCTGTTCTCGTGGACGCCGTACGGCATGATCCTCGATAACTGGGGGCCGTTGACCGGATTGTTTTCGGCGATCTGGGAATTGCTCAAGGCCTTGAGCGTACCGGTGATGACGTTCCTCAGGGGCCTGTTCGACTTCTCGCCAATGGAGATGATCAACAGTGCCTGGGGCGGTGTCGTCGGTTTCTTCGAGCCGATGTGGACCAGGCTGCAAGCGGCAGCGCAGATCACCAGCGACGTCCTGCGTACGTTGTTCGATTTCTTTCCGATGGAGATGATCGCCAGTGCCTGGGGCGGTGTCGTCACCTTCTTCGAACCAATCTGGGCCGCGCTGCAAGCGTCGGTGCAACAGGTCAAAGGCTTCTTCACGGGCCTGTTCGAATGGTCGCCACTGGACCAGATCGCGATGTACTGGCAGCCGGTCAGCGAAGTGTTTTCGGCGCTGTGGGGCGTGGTCCAGGCACTGGCCGCGCCGATGCTGGACTTCCTGCACAACCTGTTCGAGTGGAAACCGTTGGAGCAGATCATCAAGCACTGGGGGCCGATCACCGAGTGGTTCGGCGAGTTGTGGCAGAAGCTGCAAACCGTGATCGCGCCGATCAAGGAACTGTTCGACGGTGGCTTCGCCGGCTTGATCGCCAACGTCACCGGCAAAGTCGAAACCCTGACCCAAGCACAGCGTCAGACCAATGCCGAAGGCAAGGGCGAATTGGCACCAGCATTCTTCGGTGCAGGCCCTGCACCAGCGGCCAGCAATGCGTCGCAGGGCTCGTTGCCACAAACCTCCAGCGCCCTGATCCAGCAAAGTGCCGCCAACAACCGCACGCAACTCGAAGGCGGCCTGACCGTGCGCTTCG